GCTCGGTCGCCTTCAGTAGCTCAGCCTTCGATTTGGTGACTGCTTTGGTGGCATCTACTGATGACTTTGATGCGCTGAGTGATGATTTCACTGCATCGGTGAAAGCCTTTAGTTTCTTGGTCGTATCGTCGATGGTCTTCTTCGCACCACCACCACCCTTAGAGCCACCACCACCCATCTGCTGATCGAGCAGACCTGTGGCATCAGTGAGCGTGTTAGTAGCACCAGCAGCGACCTTCGCTGCACCACCTAGACCATCGAACTTCTCATTTACAGCAGTCAGGTCTTTGCCGGTCAGACCCATCTGATTACCGAGTTTCTTCGTATCGATAGTGATCTCAGGAATGTTCGGTATCAGTGGTATCGAGTTGAATGCTCTGATGAGTGCATTTACTGCACCGATAGCGATGTTCGCTAGAGCCTGCTTCATGTCATCGAACTTTGAGACGAAGAATTTCACAGCACCGACAGCGATGTTGCCTAGCCCCTTAAAGAAGCCGACGAATAGATCAGGTAGAGCTGCTACGAGTGCGACGATCGCACCACCGAGACCTACGATCAGTGAGCTACCTAGTGTCGCCAGCCACTTCACCAGTGAGCCGGTGAGTCGAGCAGCATAGCCCAGTAGCATCGGGATACCATCAGACAGCAGCCATTTGCCTAGATCACCAAAGAATGTGACGAGCTGCGCAGGTAACTCACGAGCTGCTAGAGATATCCATGAGACGAGCTTGTCACCGAGTTTCTGTACAGTGCCGACGAGTGCCGGCAGTGCAGTACCGATCAGCCACTTGTATGCGCTCATCATGAACGCTTTCAGCTGCTCGATCATCATCGGTATGCGTGGCTCTATCCAGCCGACGAGTGCATCAGCGAGACTGCTCACAGCACTCAGCCACATCGGGAAGCCAGTGGTCTTTATCCAGTTGGCTGCTGTCTCGATGAAATCACCCAGAGCTGCTATGACGATCGGAAAGCCGGTCTTGATCTTGTCTGCGATGAAGTCGATACCACCAGCGAGACCACCTGATCGCAGTGCGTCAGAGAATCCACTGAGTACTGGCAGTATCTGATTTGAGACGATACCGAGCAGACTGCTGAACGCCGGTATGAGTGCAGTGCCGATCTGTGCCGAGACATCTTTGAACTGGGCCGAGATGATGCGCTGCCTGTTCGCTACTCCATCACTGGTGCGTGCGAAGTCACCCTGTGCTAGTGCCGAATCCTTCATGATCAGCGCATATGCAGCCTGTGATTTGATCGCTGTAGGTAACTGACCTGTAAATGTGCCGAGACCCATCGCAGCTGCTTCGGCTTTGAGTCGAGACTCAGAGAGAGCGATACCGAACTTCTTTAGTGGCTCGGTTTCACCTGATAGACCAGATCGCAGTGCGAGCAGAGCGTCATCGGTGCTCACATTGTTGAACGACGCTAGGTCAGCTGCGAGACCTACGAGCGATGTGCTCATCTCTGTTGCCATCGGCTGTGTCAGACCGAAAGCTTGTAGCAGGTTGCCATATGTGCCGGCTGCTTCGAGAGCTGCCTGCTCAGAGATACCTAGTGACTGGGCACTGGTCTTGGCAAAGTTTCGTACAGCCTGCGATGACTCACCGAACACCACATCGACTTTGCTTAGCGACTCTTGTAGATCAGACCCCATGTCAACGAACTTCTTCGCTGACACTGCAGCTGCTGTGCCGAGTGCAGCTGTCGCCAGACCCATCGTCTTCAGTGACGGTAGGGCACTCGACATGCGCTTACCCATGCTGACTGTTGCGTCGCCGGTATCCTTCAGCGCACTGACAGCAGACTTCGCATTACCGAATATCTGCAGGGTAAGTTTGCGTGCGCCAGCCATGATCAGTGCAGTCTATTCTGGGAACGCTTCGCCTGTAAGCCGATCAAGCACTGTCTGATATAGACCCATGATGTGCTTCTCTTCATAGCCCACAGCTCGGTACAGGAAGAAGTCACGACCACGAGTCTGCTGCTTGAACTGATTCCAGCCTTTGATGACTCGTAGCCCACCAGACTTCGTGCGTGCGAGCTCTACCTGCTGACCACCCAGACGCTTAGAGATCGTCTTGCCTGATGACTCCACATTCTGATTCTCTACTCGACGAGCTACCACATCGACATCTTCCCCATGTCGTACTGTCGTGGCACGAGATCGACGACCACGCTGATTCGGTGCTTTGATCAGACGACGCACATTCCGTTGCGCACCGAAGTTTGCGCCACCGAAATATGGTGCTTCTTTGCCACCACCAGTCACAGCGACACGCAGCCTGCTAGATGACTTCTGTAGCGTCTTGGCTGCTGACTTCTCCATCTTCGTGCCGGCGATCTGATTCGCTCGTCTGATGATGATCTCTGCTACTGCTTCGTTGGCCTTCTGTAGCAGGTCGTCTGAGTAGCCTTCTGACTCAGCCTTCTTGATGCCTTTGATGAACTGCGTGTAGTTGATGATCTCGATCTTGCCGTACTGATCTTTCTGACCTTTGACCTGAAAGCGTTCAGCAGCCATGCGTGATCACCTGCGCTTGCGTGACTGCTTGGCACGCCACTTGAGATATGCGATCAGAGTATTGAGCATCGTCTCTGACTCTGCCATCAGTGCTGATGGTGCGATGCCAGTCTCTACCGACAATGATGCGATCAGCCAGTGATAGCTGTCGTCTCCAAAGGGTTACCACCTTCTTCAGCGAGCGAGTCGTCTGCGATCTCGACATTCTCAATAGTCTGAATCCAGTCTGGGTCGAATTTGAGTGTCGTGTTTTTGGCACGAGTCTCTGCAGACCATGCGAGCCATGCAAGGTCGGTGAGTCTGATCTCTCGCTCGAAGTTGGCCACACTGCGTGACCATGTGCGCTCGAACGATACGAAATCTGCGAAGCGTGCTGTGACATCTCGTGTCTCACCATCTGCATACTGCACCTTTAGTGCGATCTTCATATCTATATCCCCTTTCTAGAGATAGGTACTGGGTTATGCTGTCGTCTTTACGAGCGTGCCACCAGTGAAAGACAGCGAAGTCATCGCCATCTCGCCAACAGCTGCAGCGACCGGCGTGTGAGCTGCCAAGAAAGCCGACGATACTGTATATTTCGGATTTGTTGCGCTAAATGCGCCACCGTTAGCTGCCACGATCACTGTCGTCTGCGTGCCCACGAGTGGGAAGATCGTCGCTTCAACTTCAGCTGCTGCGAAGTCTTGCATGAACTCGACATCTACCGTGATGTTCTGCAAGCCACCAATGAAGGTGTGGCCACCTGAGCCGAAGGTCGTTGATTCGACGCTATCGATCTCGTAGGTCAGAGTAACGCTGTTTGCACGATCGCTCAGCGTTACACCATTGATGTCGATGTATGCGTTGGTGAGTACGAGTTGAGCCATGTCAGTTGTCTTCTTTCTTGTCGATCTTGATCTTTGATACTGCAGAGACTGGGGTCAGATGACCGGCAGCCACGAGAGCATCGATGTTTGATGACTCTAGTTCAGATGCACTGAGTGTGTCACCACACTTATGCCCTGCGAGTCTGTCGCTGCTCACTGTGTATGTCGTCATCTAGATGCCTTTCTATGCGTGCACTACCACTGTGCACTGTACTTGCAGGAACTCGCTCTCGGCAACCGATACTGCTGTGATGTTCATGCCCGACTCGACTATCAGCGTGCTTGCCACCCCACCCAGAGTGCGATCACCTTCTATGGCAGCTCTGATCGATGTAGCCCCACTGTATGAGAGATACCCATCGAGAGATGTGTGAGCTGTGCGATCTAGGTATCTGCCGACGATCACGAAGACTGAGCAGCGCATGACGACATCGCCACCACCGAAAGCACCATGATATTCGACGGACTCGATGACAGGGAAGCCGATAGGTGGGTTGAGCTGATCAGGCATATAGGTACTGGTGCGCAGACCAGAGATAGTGCCGAGTCTGGTCGCCAGACCTGTCAGCACCTGCGAGACGGTCGCCGGCATCAGGCCATACCGAGAATGCGATATGGCGACAGCAGGTCACGCACATCAGGGTCTACTGCACGCACTGTGATCGCCATGTCAGCGAAACCGAGCACGCCTAGAGCTGCGTTATAGCGTGCGAACTGGCGCATAGATAGCAGTACACAGGCTTCTCTGACATCATCTGGGATAGCAGGCCAGCCGAATGTGGCTGTGAGCTGTACGGTCGGTGGTGCAGGTGCGAGCCAGAGTGGGAATGTTTGCCCACCAGTGGCTGCGATCGCACGATATGGTCTGCCCTGTAGTGCGTGATCTAGTGGCTCTAGCGTGTAGTCAGTAGCTGCATTCCATGTGTAATCGAATGTGCCAGTACCACTGTTGTCGGTCTTCAGGGTCAGCGTCGATGATGCGATATCTGATGTCTGTAGCCGGTACGAGTTGTTTGCATAGTAGGTGACAGTCTTCTGAGTCTGATAGAAGAATCGACTGGTGTAGCCATCGATGCGACGACTCGCACCTTCGATCGAGTTCTCTAGCAGAGTGTCATCGACATTATCGGTCAGACGCATAGCTGCCTTCACTTCGGCAAGTGTGCAGTAGCCGTTAGTGATGGCCATATGGGTCTATCCCTTCTTGCGTTTAGCTGCTTTAGGAAGATTCGCTGTCTCGACCTGTGGCACTGCTGTCGCAGTCTCCACTGGGGTCGATGCTTGTTTGCTTTCATAGCCGAGATCACGCAGACATGTGTCGATCTGTACTACACGGTCTTTGAGACCACGCTGTACATATCCAGCACGCTCTGTGAGCAGGGCATCGATGAGTGATTTTTTGTTGGTCATAGTGCGATCTCAGAGAGCC